TTAAACAAAATATAACAAATGTAACAATCCCTAACACAATTACTAGTATAGGAATACATGTATTTGAACTTTGTACAAGCTTAACCAGCATTACAATTCCCAGTTCTGTTACAACTATTGGCAATAACGCATTTAATGCTTGTTCTGGACTAGCCACAATAATATTACAATCAAATTTAGCAAATTTTAAAGAAGCATTTATAAGAATAAATAACGCAAATTTAAATGTCACTTTGAATTATGTAGGAGCTATTCTTGATGGTATGTTTTATAATTTTGATAAATTGACAACTATTACAATTGGACCCAATATTACAAGTATTGGTTCACAAGCATTTTATAATAATAATCAATTAAAAAGCATAACAATTCCTAGTTCTGTTACAAGTATTGGCGCTTCAGCATTTCAAGATTGCTCTAGTCTAACCAGCATAATAATTCCCAGTTCTGTTACAAGTGTTGGCGATTATGCTTTTAGTGGTACAGGTTTAACAAATATTATTTGTAATACTTATTTAGTAAGATTTGGTTTTGGATTTTTTGGATTGAATAATGTAAACCTTCAAATTACTTTTGATTATGTAGGCGCTATTCCAGATGGTGCTTGTAATGGTCGCTCTAATCTAAAAAGTGTTACAATTGGGTCTGGTATTACAAGTATTGGCACAAGTGCGTTTCAAAATTGTTCTACCTTATCAAGTATAATAATCCCCAGTTCTGTTACAACTATTGGCACAAGTGCGTTTACTGGTTGTTCTACCTTATCAAGTATAATAATCCCCAGTTCTGTTACAACTATTGGCACAAGTGCGTTTTACAATTGTTCTAGTTTAAAAAGCGTTTATTTCTTAGGCAATATACCAACAATTGCTACTAATAATTTTACAATAACTGGCGACACTGCTTACCATATTACAGGAGCAACAAATATTACTAGATTATCAATGTTTACAACTAAGACTAGTTTTTCTTTATTACAAATGTATACATTAATAGGATATATACAACCATCACCAGTTATTACAAGTATTACCACAAGTGATGGAACAGTGTCTATTAATTTTACACAATTAAAAAATTTAAAAATACCCACTATTACAAACTATGCTTACAGTACAGATGGAATCAATTACATTGATTTGAGTCCTGCGCAAATATCAAGTTCATTACAAATAACTGATACATTAAATATTGGTCAAACATATTCATTTACGATTAAAGCATATAATGGAATATATAGTGACGCATCAAATTCAGTGAGTGTAAAAATATTATCATCTCAACCGGCTCCTGTCATCACATCAGAAACACTTACAAGTGGAAATAATACAACAGCTAAAATTTATTTTACACAAAATACAAATAATGGTAATGATATTATTAGTTACTTTTATAGTATAGATAATGGAACAACATTTACAGATTTGGGTCCATCAAATAAAACAAGTCCATTACAAATATCTGGACTAACTAATGGCCAAACCTATTCATTTATAATCAAATCATATAATGAGTTATATAGTAATAATTCAAATACTCTAAGTAATGTATTTATAAATTATCCCCAACCTGCTCCTGTCATCACATCAGAAACACTTACAAGTGGAGAGAATAACACATGTAAAATTTATTTTACACAATCTACAAATGACGCAAATGCTATTATTAGTTATTTTTATAGTATAGATAATGGAACAACATTTACAGATTTAGGTCCTTCAAATAAAACAAGTCCCTTACAAATAACTGAATTAACTAATGGACAAACTTATTCATTTATAATTAAAGCATATAATGGACTATATAGTAATAATTCAAACACTGTAAGTAATATATTTATAAATTACCCCCAACCTGCTCCTGTCATCACAACAGAAACACTTACAAGTGGAGAGAATAACGTTGGTTATATTTATTTTACACAATCTACAAATAACGCCAAAGCTATTATTAGTTACTTTTATAGTATAGATAATGGAACAACATTTACAGATTTGGGTAGTTCAAATAAAACAACTCCACTAAAAATTAGTGGTCTAACTAATGGTCAAACCTATTCATTTATAATCAAATCATATAATGGATTAATAACAAATCCAATGTATAGTAACAATTCAAACACTGTAAGTGATGTATTTATAAATTATCCCCAACCTGCTCCTGTTATTACTAAACTTGTAAATACTATTCAAGGATTAGATGTAACTTTTACACAAGCAATAAATAATCCAAGAAATAAACCAATAACAGAATATTATGTAAATAATGGTACCAATACTATTTATACATCAGTAATTAAAAATTTAACAAATAGTATAACTGAAATTAGACTGCCAACACAACCATCTGGTAAACAATTAAAGATAACTTTAAAATCATTTAATGGTTTAAAAACAGAACCATTATTAAGTGAAGCATCTAATGTATTTACTTTTACACAAGCAGTTGCAATGGCCAAAGTTACTACAAAAAAAAAATAATAGAATTTTATAAATTAGTATATTCAATAATATAATTTATAAAATATTTTATAAATACCCCCGTTTAATCAACGCGCTCCATGTCAGAATCCTTAGACACAGCAAAGGGTCCACTTACAAGCTCAGACCTTCCGTAATCACTCTGTCCAGTGACAATATTGTCACCATCAAATAGCTCACTGCGAATATCTGCCACCGAGATAGTCTCCGAACCAGCCAACTTAGCCTCCTGACTATTAGTAACTCCAACCAAATTGCCGTCTTTGTCAATATCCTGAGTCAAAGAGCTGCCATGCTTTTCGGCATTCTTCTTATTATCATCAATTGCTTTCTGCTTAGTCTCCTTAACACGCTGCTCAAATGCGGTCTTTGCTGTCGCCTCATTCTTCTGCTTCTCCTGCGCTAGCTGGTTAAGCTCCTCCTCCATATACTCAACACGTCCAGTCTTGTAAGCCTCAGGGTCCCAGCACAACCACTGACCAACAGGCCCAACAAACACATCAAAACTAGGGTCAGTCTCTCGCAACAATTTAGCACGCATTTCCGCCTCCTCTTGCGTCTGGAAATTGCCTCTAGACTTGAATCCTCTGACAGATGTCTGGAAGTTGTGCTTGATACTAAACTGCTTCTCAAGGTCGTCCTCGTGCTTATCCAAAAATGTCTTATAATCGTCTTCAATAGAGGAGTTAATAATGTTCTCGCGCTCCTCAGTAACGAACCCCTCATAATCCTTCATGACATCCTCAAAATTCAACTTGTATTTATAAGAAACAAAATTAATAAATTGATGAAACTTCTCCATTGATTTAGAGAATTCCCACTTCTTTAGGAATTCTTCAAAAAAGAACATTTCCTTTTGCTTCAAAATTTTCTCGGGAGTAATAAACGAAAAACAACCAAATTGTTGGCCAGCAATAGGCTTGTCAAGTTCTAGTAAGTCAACATATTTAGGATTAGGAGAGCCATCAGTTCTTTGTTTTCGCTCAAACGCTAACTTTTTGGAGACATTCGATTTTGATTTTCCACTCATTTATATATTTAGTTAGTTGTTCGTTTTAAGTTTTAATTTTGTAAATTATTATTTTACAAAATTAAAACAATAAAAACAATAAAACAATAAAAATAAACAACTAATCAAATTATTATTTTTTCTTTTTTATTTATATAATATATAACAGAATGGCTATGTTTGACGTTACTGAACTTGTAAAGAGAATTGTTAAATATTTAATTGAGGGTTTGATGGTGGCAATTGCCGCTTTTGCTATTCCCAAGAAGTCTTTGAATATGGAGGAGATTATTTTGCTTGCTTTAACAGCCGCAGCTACTTTCGCCATATTGGACACATACATTCCTAGTATGGGAGTGTCGGCGCGCACAGGTGCCGGATTCGGTATTGGTGCTAACTTGGTTGGCTTCCCCGGTGGTCTTTAAATCCACCTTTTTTATGCGCAGCTAAAAGCCAAATATTAAAGTATAATATATTTTATTCATTTATAATATATTATGGATAACAAATCTAAATCAAGTTCAAGTTCAGGCTCAGGCTCAGGCTCAAAATCTAAAGCAACCCGCAAAAATAAATCAAAGTCAAGAACTAATACATCAAGAGCACCAATTAGCAAGAAAGAAACAAAATCAGACTTAGATGATGACCTATATGAAGTAGTTGGTAGTATGACATCACGACAACCAGTAGCTAGACCTCAATCAATTGCACCAAAGACCCAAAGAAAACAAACACCAGTGTACCAACAACGCGTATTAGTGTCTTCAAAAATTAGAAAACAAGGTATTTTTTTTAAAATTACACGAGAATATTCAGATGGAACAAAAGAGAATGAAAATATAAACACTGATGAAAATAAACCAGTAACACTTGTATTTCAAAAACAAAAAGAATTACGTAGTCAACACGGTTGGCCTGGTGTTGAAATTACTAAGTATTTTAGCGATGGGCGAATTGAAAAAACAAAAGACTGGAAATATAATAAGGAGAGGCGTTAAACTACAAAAATAAATAATATATTTTAATCATATTATAATATATTATGGATAGATTATCTCTAGCAGATTTACATGTCTCTTCAAAGTCAAAGTCTCCAAACTCAAAGTCTCCAAACTCAAAGTCTAGTTCTAAGACTCGTAAAAATAAACGTTCGTCAAATAAAACACGAACAGATAGACATCAAGATTTGGCCAAAACAGTGAGACATGGCGACCTACCAAATCCGCTTGCCAAAACAATTAGACATGGTGACCTACCAAATCCGCTTGCTAAAACAATTAGACATGGTGACCTACCAAATCCACTTGCCAAAACAGTAAGACATAAAGACCTTGAAAAAAATAAAAAGGGAGGAAAAAGAAAACGACATTAAGCTTTAAACAGTCGCTACGCTTTAAACAGTCGCTACGCTTTAAACAGTCGCTACGCTTTAAACAGTCGCAATAAACTCCCAATCCAATTCTATACACATCTTCTTCCACGTCTCATCTTGCTCAATCAACTTCTCTCTGTCTTTCAACATAGGAATATCAGCCAAATATTGACTTTCGCCAAGAAGCTCACAAAATTTAAATAATACATAATAATAATTCAAAAAATTAACACGATAATCCGGACATGTTTTAGAATATGGTGATTGAATTTCCATAAACAAGTTACACAATGTCTCTTCCAATTCGGGACTAAATACAGGTGGTTTAAGACCCAATTTATTTTTAATAAATGCTATATGCTCATAATATTTATTAAACCCTAGTTTCTTAAGAATTTCTTTTGTCTTGTAATGTGTTAGTTGTTCCAAATTAATTCTCTCTTTTTTAATTTGTTGCTGTATTTGTTCAACAACATCATCTGGAATTTGAGTCGTTTCTTTTCCTTGAAACTGAGCTAAAATTTCTTTAAAATGATTAATTTTTTTATACGCATAAAAACACACTTCCTTGGGCGGTTCCTTGTAAGATGGTTTTTCATTCTCTATTAAATAAGGTATACTAACAGCACATATATTACAAATTAGAACTCCCTCATCGTCAAGTGGTATCAATTCTCCCTTATAACAGCTCTGACAAACATCAGTTGATTTTACAAACAAATTCATATCAATAAATGATTCATCAATATTACTCAAGTATTTTTGAACAATATTTTTATTACGATTTTCAGACAATGAATTATCTTTTTCTGTTTTTTGTATTTTAAAAAAATTAAACAACATCTGACTTTTTGAACTGTTGCCTGTTTCTCCTGATTCATCAGTATTGTCGATATTTTTTTTATTTTCAAAATACTCAAAAATATATTTTGAATTATCTAGAAAATAATTGTTTTTTCTTGCTTTAATTTCATTTATGGTATTTTTAATCTCTTTTATTCGGTCTTTAATTTCCATTACTTGTTCAATTGGTAAAGATGAATTTGTATTTGAATTAGGAGTATAATTAGAAATTTGTTGAAGCAGTTGTTGTTTTTCTTCTTTTAATCTAGGAATAATATCACATTCATCTTTTGAAAAATCAGTCATAATTTCTTTGTGTTTGCCATCTAATGTGGTAGAATACCTTTTACATACTTTTATTTTTTTTGTAGCCTTTGGTTTGAATGATGGCATTTTTATAATACTTATATTATAATAATTAATTTTATTTAATTAGATATTTTGTGAAAGTATATATTTTTTATAAAATGTAATTTGGAAAGAATGTAATTTGGAAAGAATGTAATTTGGAAAGAACTACTTTAGAAAATATTTTATATAAGTTTAAAGATTAAATATTGTTTCTCATTATTTGTTATGTTAATGGACATTGATATTAAGATAACAAATAATGAAAAACAATTAGACCTAGAAATAGACAAAATAAAATTTCAAAAAATGGTGTTTTTATACAATGCTTTAGACAATGGTTGGTCAATTAAGAAACGAAATGATTCATATATTTTTACTAAAAATCATGAAGGTAAAAAAGAAATATTTGATGAACAATATTTGTCCATATTTATGAAGGAAAATGTAAACATTAATAATATATTGAAATAATATGTAGGGAATTTAATTAAATTTAAGTGTCGTCAAAATTTAATTAAATTAGAATTCAGAAAATTATTTTCTTTAGGAA